AGGGATTTTGTTGATAATGGATTGTTAGCATCAGATTCTATAGAACTTAGAAAATATATTAAAGAAGTATCCCCAGGAATAGATTTTAGTTTTACATTTGTAGGATCAGACGGATACGTTGAGGAGGGCGTATCATTGCCAATTGACGTTTCCTTTTTTTACCCTAAACTCTGATTATAGGACTAATTTATTTAGTCAAATACACGAAATTGTATTTTTTGGAAAAGGTGGATATACTTTTTGGGATGTCTACAATATGCCTATTTGGTTAAGAAAATATATTTATACTTCTATAAATGAATTTTATACCAAGGAAAAACAAGAATTTGAAAAGAGTTCTGGCCAAGAAAAAATAACTGCAAATTCAAAAATTCCTGAAAGTGCTAAAAAGCTCCCAAAAGTTAATGTCCCAGACTTTGTAACTACGGTTAAAAAACCTAAAAAATAGCCATTTATAATATTTATATAAAAAACAAGTACTTTAATGGCTGAAGCTCCACAAGATAGTAGGAAAAGTGCAGAAGAAGCATTACAAGCTTCAAAAGATATCCTTAAAACAGAAGGGGATATAAATGGCCAATTAAAGGAGCGTGTTAAAAACTTACAAAAAGTAATAAAGGCCCATGATGATATCATTGGAAAAATTAAAGCCAGTGAAGAGTTAGGAAAAGACCTTAAAGAGCTCGACTTAGACATTTATAAAAATCTAAGACAAAGAGTACAAATGGAGAATGCATTAGGTAGAATCCAAATGGAAGGTCAACAGAGAGGAATTGATTTATTAAAAATAGTACAAGAAAAAAGAGATAGTATAAAAGCATCTCAAGCACAAGAAAAACAAGCTCAAGCAGAATTAAATATTTTAAAACAACAGTTATTAGAAGTAGAAAGTAAAGATTTAGAATTAAATCAATTAATATATGTAAAAAAACAAGAATTAAATAAATCTTTATTTGAAGAAAGTAAACTAGAAGCTAATTTAAATTTGTTAAGACAAGAAGCTTCAAATTTACAAGGTAAAAATCTAAAAAAGAAAAATGAAGAGATACAAAGAGTTGAGAAAAATTTAAATACTCTAAAAACTAGTATTAAATTACAAAATGAATCTTTTAACGAAGAAGAAAAAATATATTTAAATTTAGAAAAACAAGTAAAAGAAAGAGAGAAATCATTAAGTATTATACAAGGATCAATAGTTTCTCAAAATGAATCTTTTACAGCAGAAGAAGCTATAGTAAGAACTTTATTAGAAGAATTAGAACTTAATCAAAAAAATAATAATGCCCTAAAAACTAGAGAAGCGCAAGAAGCTTTAATAGCAAAAAGAATGGGCATAACTGGAAACCTAATAAAAGGTAGTTATGGACTATTAAATAAATTAGGAATAGGCGCTTTTATGAATTTGGGTGCTGTTACCCAAAAAATGCAGCTAGCAGCGCAAGATGGAGCAAGCAGAACAAAAATAATGCTTATTGGGCTAAAAGCAACTCTTACTGCTATAGGCGATGCATTAACAGATCCTGCTACAATTATTACAGGAATTATAAAAGGACTAAAGTTTATATATGATTCAGCTGTTGGATATCAAGCTAAAATGTTCCAAGCTGGAAAAGATCTAGGTTTAAATGTAACAGAATCAACAAGACTATTTAAAAACTTTCAAGGCATCGCTGCCTCTAATGGACAACTAGCTATGACAGCTAGACAATTAGTGGCTACATACGCTGAAGTAAATAATACTTTAGGTGTTATGGGTCCACGAAATGCTGAGTTTTTAACAACTACAACAGGTATACAAAGAAGAATTGGAGCAACTGCAGAAGAAATGCAGGCTTTCCAATTCTACTCAGTAGCTACAGGAAAATCTTTAGCACAAGGATATTCTTCTATTATAGGAAGCGCAAAAGCACAAGGAGCTAGATTAAAAATTTCTATGACTGAAAAACAGATCATGGAATCAATTAATAAAGTTTCCGCTACTATATTTAATAATTTTAAAGGTAATGTTAAGCAAATAGGAGAGGCAGTAGTAAAAGCTACTAAATTAGGTTTGTCACTAGATCAAGTTCAACAAGCAGGTTATCAGTTATTAGATTTTGAATCTAGTATAAGTAAAGAATTTGAAGCTCAATTATTAACAGGAAAAAATATAAACTTATCTAGAGCAAGACAACTAGCTTTAACAGGAAGTACAGAGCAGTTAATGGAAGAGATTACTTCTCAATTAGGATCTCAAGCAGAGTGGAATAAAATGAATGTTATACAACAACAGTCTTTAGCAGAAGCTATGGGAATGAATAAAGAGGCTGTTGATGAAATGTATAAAAAACAACAATTAATAGCTGTATTAGGAGCTGAAGCAGGTGCTTCAAGTAAAACACAATATGACTTATTATTAAAACAAGGTAAAACACATGATCAAATATCGCAATTAATAGGCGATAGAGCAGCTTCAGACGCATTATCAGCATCTGTTCAAGATAAGATGGCTGCTACTATGGAAAGAGTTAAAGATGCGATAGGAGAGGCTACATCAAGATTCTTACCTTTAATAGAAGAAATTGCAAATTTTTTAAGTGATACAGAAAAACTAAAAGAGACTTTTTCAGCTATAGCTACAATAATAGGCGGTATTGCAGGAGTTAGTATAGGAATGAGTCTGCAAAGAAAAGCAATGCTAGCTACAGAGATCCAATCTAGATTAGTAACTAATCAATTATTGGCTACTCAAATGATGCAAGAAAAATCTGATGCTAGAAGATTAGTTAGTAACAGAGGTATTGTATTAACAAAAAAAGCACAAAACGTAGAATCTACTATTGGCTTAACAAAAGCTCAAGTACAACAAGTAGCAGAAACTGGTTTAGCAAGAACAACTATAGTTAGAGCAGCAGCATCTGCCGCATCTTTTGCCGGTCCTTTAGCTTTGTTAGCAGGAGGTGCAGTATTAACATACTTCATGTCTAAATTAGCAATGTCTGGTATTAGCGGTGGCGGTGGTGGATATGCTGGCGGAGGTGGAGGTGAATTACCAAAACCTGAAGCAGGAATGGAACCTGTAAATAAAGAAGCAGAAGTTATAAAAAATAATGAGTCTCGTAAAATAAACCAAGGTAGAATGCCTGATCCTAAATATTATGTTTTGCAAGTTGATCCTATTACAGGAAATAAAATGGAAAGACAAGTAACTAAAGAATACTATGAAAGTCAAGGTGGACAATTTAAAGATAACTAAATGCCATTAATAGATTTAAAAACTAACCTTAAGAATATAAAATTCGGAAACGATCAACCAGGATATGGATCGTCAGGTCTACCTTTTATACAAGTTGGCATTCCAAAAGATCCTTTAATTGTTAGAAATCCTGCGGTTCAAGGTTTAAGAGGCGAGTTTCTTCCAATATATAGACCAGGAAGTACAGGCAATTATGATTATCCTATTCGTGGAGGAAATGCAGATTTTAATATAGGGCTTCAAACATACACCATATCTAGTCAAGTAGATCAAATTAGAATAAAAAGATTTTTTGAAACTGCTGAAGGAAAGTCTTTTATACAAAAACAAATAGGTCTTCAATTATCTAATCCAAAAATGGAGACGGCAAATACTCTATTTGGAATAGGTCAAGAAGTCCCGTTACAAGAGTTTATAATAAAGGATTAAATACACTTGCTCAAGTAGGTGCAATGGGTTCTGGTGCGCATGCTGTTAGACATGGTACAATACCTTTTAATCCTTTTCAAAAAAATTACTATGCTACAGTAAATCAACAAAATATAGAAGGAGATGCATCAGCAACTAATGTAAATAGATTAGTTATTCTTTCTAGGCTTAAGTTAAACCAATCTAATAATCCTATAGTAAGTTCTCAAGGATTTGCTAGTGCAGAAAGAATAAATGCATTAGGAATATCTCTTAATAAAAATATATTATTTCAGTATTTAGGAGGTCCAGGTTCAGTTTATGGAGTAGGAAATACGACTGTAAAAAGAGTTGTAGATACTACTAAATTGTTATCTAGAACTGCTATGGGTTATGATCAATTATTTGCTCAAAAATCTAATTTTGGAAATCCTAATCCTGAAATACAAGATTTTAGATTAGGAACAAAAGGTGAAGGATGGAGGCAGGATACTATGTTAGATGGATTTATTTATACATCACGCATGGCATCTCCTTTCCAATTTAATAATAGTACTAATCCTTGGGATACTAAAAGTAATGTAGATGGATCTACAACTGATATAATTAAATTTGTTTTTGAAGCTGTATCTAATGATAATCCTACTATATCAACTGCATTATTTTTTAGAGCATTTTTAACATCAGGAATAACAGATAATAACTCTGCTAATTTAAATACTTTTAGATATGCAGGTAGAGGTGAAAATTTTTATACATATCAAGGATTTGATAGAAGTATAAGTTTTAGTTTTAGAATAGCTGCACAATCGTCTTCTGAATTACCTTACATGCATGAAAAACTAAATGCTTTAGTACAACAAGTATATCCTGATTATAGTGCTGCAGGAGTTATGAGGGCTCCACTAGTAAAAGTTACAATAGGAGATTATTTGTATAGAATGCCAGGTTTTTTAGAAAGTGTAAATATTACAGTAGACAATAATTATCCTTGGGAAATTAATTTAACAAAAGATTTAGCTCAATTACCTCAAGTTGTTGATGTTAATATTACATTTAAACCTATCTTAAATGAACTTCCAAGTAGAAGTGCTACTATAATTGGTAAACCTAATCTAGTATCAAATTGGATTGATACAGTATCTAAAAATGAATATACATCTTTACCTATAGAAGAAGGTCAAGTATTATCTAGAGAAGAGCAAAGAGCAAATAATAAAAAAGCTAGACAAAGTAGAAAAGAGGAGAGAGTTAATCAAAGAACAGATAGAAGAAATGAAAGAAAAGACAATAGAGATCAAAAGAAAATAACAAAAGATTTTATAAATAATATACCACCAGTAGATCCAAGAATTTTTTAATTAAAGATGTATAGATACGAAAACATATTAGAAACCAAAGACAATACAGGAGAAAGATATTATAGAAATAATATTTATCCTGATATACCAGCATCTCAAACTGATTTATATGTTATAACAGTTTTAGGAGATAGACTAGATCT